AAAATTGGCATGCTTTTTACGATACGACTTCCGAAACCTACGCAATAGCGTCTGGTATGTCTTATTACTTCCCAGGGGTGGTTTGCTTTAAGAATGGAGGGAGTTTATATAAATCCCTCAAAGAGCATGAAGAGCAATGGGAAATCGTTCGTAAATATGAGATGGAGGAGAAGCGATGAGAGAGCACAAAGTCTTAGATGAAGAAACAGTCATAGCTGAATTAAGATTTGCAATGGAGCACAAGATTGACTTTTGCGCTCACAATATTGATGAATTACTGTCTCCTATAGAGATTCAAAATATTTGTAATAAGTTAAAAATTCAATCTAAAATTCAGGCATATTTTATTACCGATAGTTTTCCCAATAGAGCTTACTATACACTTAGTTTTTATACAGAAAATGACTATACTACTAATTCTATTGGTATTTATTTTGGAAACAGCTTGGTAAGTTCCGATAATAACATGAAGTTTGAGTCAGCAGAAGAATCAGAAGGGGAATGGGAAGAGAATCAAGAATAATGTTAACGCTTATATTATTACTGTCAATAGGTTTCTCCATCTTCTTTTATTCTAAACAGGAGGATCTTGATAGAGACATGTTTATCTTAGTAGCCGTCCCTATTCTTGTAATGCCTTTGTTTGTTCAAGTATTGTTAATAGCTAGTTTAATTAGTGGCTTAAACTTGGATTCTAGAATTGAACTATATCAATCACAAAATGCCGAAATCGAATCTAAGGTTCAAGCTACAGTTGCAAGTTATTTAGCCCATGAGCGTCAGACCTACAAAGACCTCAAACCTAATAATGCTATTGCTGTCGTTTCGGCGTATCCTGAACTCCATAGTAACGAATTGGTTAAGAAGCAGATTGAAGTTTATGAAGACAATAATAAGAAGATTATGGGTCTAAAAGAAGAAAAACTAAATCAGCCAGTTTATAAATGGTGGCTATATTTTGGGAAATAAAGGACAAAATTTATAATGCGTGAATTAAAATTTAGAGCTTGGTATAAATCAGGAAAGAAAATGATTTATAACATCCAAAATGAGTTCGAAGAAAGAATCGAACTCGGTATGGACTGCTTTTCTGATTATCTGAAAAATGATGATTTTGTTATTGAACAATCTACCGGCATTAAAGACAAAAACGGCAGGAATATCTATGAGGGGGACATCGTGTCTAAACAGAATAGCGACCTTAAAGGTGTAGTTAAACAAGTAAAAGATGGACAATGGGCAATCTATTGGGATAACGTTCCTGATGGTTATTATGTTCTTTTTAAGTATTCAAACTTATGCGAAGTCGTTGGCAATATTCATCAGAATAATGAATTATTGGAGAAGTAAAAATGAAATTATCGACAATAAATCAAATAGTGGAAGCAATTCTGTCTCAGAATGACGATAAAGCCAAGTTAGAACGAAGTGCAAATGAAGTCGCAATCGCTCTTAAAATGGCTATGATATGTGAGTCCCGTGGGATTGAGGAGGCGATGGATTACTATAATAAGACACATGGCCCATATGAATATCTAGAGTATAGGACTAATGTGACTAAACCCGACGATATTAGTCTCTGTAAGAACTGCTGGTGCATGACACATACAATAAATGGTAAGTGCGGTAAATGTGGTGCGAGAAAGGAGAAATAATGTTTGCACAGAAAGTAATGGAGCTAGTCCAAGACGCACGAAAACACCAGACAGAATTAACCAAACAAAAGCTCTTGAAAATAATTAAAAAGGAAATAAATGGGAGAGTCATGACGTATACAGGACATAAAACTAGAACAATAAATGGTCAGAATATCGTTGACTACATTATGCCTACAATTATCCAGGAGAGTAGGTTTTATGGTGGAATACCACTACCATCAAGAGAACAAATAGCTCTTGTAATTAGAGCGATGAGAATGCACCCATTATTAGACTATGCCTCTAAGTATGATTATTCAGAGTTATCTAAGCCTGATGAGATTACGAAGTTCTTCCCAACAATATCAAGCATTGGTAGGTTCTTCAGAGACGCTCCGTTAGAAGTACTAGAAAAATATGAAATAGAACATAGGGACAACTAGTATGAAAGATTTTATCGAACATTTAATTGAAAGTGTATTTATAATCATTGTTCTGATATCAGCATTAGCTGGGCTTATATTGCCAATAGCGTTGGTGATATGGATAGTTAAGATGATTACTGGATGAGACGATGGGAGTGAAGAGCTTTGGGGTTGCCGTAGTAGACTACAATATCAGCCTCTGCAAAAATTGCTGGTGTATGACCCATACGATTAATGGCAAGTGTGGTAAATGTGGAGCTAAAAAGGAGAAATAGATGGACAACATTATTCTACTGCCAAATGAAGCTGATTTGAGTCATGAGGATCTACTGGTTATCAGATCAGCACTACAAATACATAGCCAACAGACTCAAGAGGCTTTATTTAAGATCAATCATTTAATCAACTCAAATGAAGAGGAGCAATAATGAGTAGAACAAGTAAAAAAGAGTATCTTAATTATGCATGGAGTGATCTTGGCGAGGTAATTTATCACCTAGAAGACGCTGATTGTGATGACTTGGTCGAAGAAGCAAAGCAGTTGAGACGAAAGATATCTAAGCGTATGGGTACGGATGATATTTTAACACGGCTATTAAACCGATGAGATACAATTCAGAACATAGCTTATATGAGCAGATAGCACGTTATATTCAGCTACAATACCCAGACATAATTTATCGCTTCGATCTCGCAGCTGACCTTAAATTGACACCTGGTCAGGCGGCGAAACACCATAGATTACATCCGGAAAGAGGTTATCCGGATTTATTCATAGCTAAAGCAAGGGGTGAATATCACGGATTTTACCTAGAAATTAAAACCAAATCGAATTCACCATATAAGAAAGACGGTACCTTGAAAAAGGATAAACATCTCGAAGAACAGGCTAGAATGCTTGAAAAACTGCGTGCGAGTGGTTATAGAGCCGAATTTGGGGTTGGATTCGAGGGGTGTAAGAAAATAATTGATGAATATTTAAGGAGTTAAAAATGCAATTAATTACAAATTTAATATTACTTCTATGTACTGTCACCATGTTATGGATGTCTCACGAGTACGGTAAATTAGTAAAGAAATTTAATGAGGTCGCGAACGAACTATATGCTCTTAAGCTAAGGAATAAGATGACAGGTAAATTAACTCATAATGATGTTAAAAAGATTCAGCTTTTAGCTCAAGAGCAAAAAGAAAATACAGCGATTAGAATGGCCATAGAAGCCATAGTGGCCACCGGAGCTATGACAAACAATCGCTCATCGGATACTCAAGCAAAATTAATATTATGCTTAGATGTAATTAATAAAATCCCAGAAAAAGAGAGGACTAGCCAGATTAATAATATTTGTTTCTCTTTAGTGGAAAGCATTATGCATCTGGACACGATAAGCAAGTAGGCAAGATATATGTTAAAACTAACTACAGTCAATCAAATAGTCGAAGCAATCCTAGCTCAGGACGGTGATAAAGCCAAGCTGAAATGTAGGGCAAATGAAGCCACAATCATCCTCAAAACAGCCATGATATGCGAATATAGCGGGATCGATGAAGCTATGAAGTACTACGACGGCACACATTCTGAGGATGAGTATCAAGAATTTAGAACTAGCACGGTACTGACAGATTAACCATTCAAACCTGAAATAGCCCCATGTCGAGAGGGGGCTATTTTTATGGTTCAAAAAATATAATAAAAAAAGAACCCCTCCCATGAGGCTCTTTTTAACTCAACATTATAACCTGTATCCTAATTATAGTTTACCCTGCTTTTTTAATTTTTCAACTCTAGAATGAATGTATGAATTTCCGCCGATTTCTTCATAGTGAGAGTAAATATCATTAAATCGTTCTAGTTCGATTTCTGTGAGCTTTTCACCCCTCTCAATATCGGCTAGATATCTGGTTATAAAGTTCCGACACTGTGCAATATCAATGCTATGGATTTCTTGGTTATTTTTCTCGAGTAGCTCTGTGAGTTTTTTATTCTTTCTTTCGAGTAATTCAGTGAATTCACGTCCATTTTTATCAATTTTCTGATTTAGAGGGTCGATAAGGCTGGTCACCCACCTCTTCATCATATTGTCTAAGAATTTGGCGATAATACCGAGTCCCGTAATTACACCAGCAATTACGGAAATGAACGTTGTAATATCTTCCACCGCAATCCGCATTTTACTTATCTTTCAAGACACTTGCGGTGCCTTTGTTGCCAAGATTAAAACTAGCAACAGACATCAGCACGGAAGCTAGGGTCGCGAGAATTGCGACAGATAGGGCTTTACCCCAATTAACATCGCCAAAAGCGATGCCGTCGGTACCGATAAAGCCGAGCAGTACCTGTGAAAAGGTTTTGACTGCGCGTTCGATTAAATCTTTTAAGAAATCATTCATAATTTTTCTCCTTATTTGAAAATATTCTTCATTTTTTCAACTACCCAATTCACCAATTCGAGTAATTTGTTAAGCAGGGCATTATTTTCTTTGGCGTAATTCACCTCAGATTGTTCTGCCTTGGTTTCTGGTTTTGGTTCCACTGTAGCTTCTGGTTCAACCTCTTTTTTAGACTCTTCTTTGACCTCAGGTTTAACTTCTGGTTTCGGAGCGACAGTTTTCGCCTCTTCTTGCTTTGGCGCTTCCTGTGGCTTCTCAGTAGGTTTTTCGATAGGTTTACCAACACCTTTATCAATTAGAGCCTGAATTGCTCTCCAGTCGTAACCTGCAGCCGTTAAACGGTTAATTCGATCGCGGCCGTTACCCCATTTGTTTTGCCAAACTTCAGCAGCGATTTCTTCATTAGATTTAGCCGATACGGCCTCCACGATACGAGTGGTGTTCATAGTTTCAGTCCACCCTGCATAATTGACGCCATAAATACGGGATACATTATCAATCGTTGCATTTAATTCACCTTCGAAATAGTCGAAAAATGGTTTATGGCGATATGGGCTAGACCAAATCTGAATCCAGTTACCGCTGCGCTTAGCAACTGCGACATGGCCATAATTCATGTAGCCGCCAGTCCACCAGATTGGGACGAAACAGCCCTCTGGAAGATTCCGGTCTAAATGCTTCGTGGTGTTATTATTCCATGCGATCTGAGCGGAAGCTGCGAATGGAGCGACCCCGAAAACTTTCTGGGCAACCGCCAAACACCACAAGAACCAGTCTAAAAGTGGCTTGCCTTGATAGAAAATTACAAGTTTCTTATCATCTAGATTCGGCTGAACTACTTGCTTAAAGTTCATTTCTTTTCCTTTCTATTCAGGACTTTTATAGCGATAAAAATCAGTATGATATAAGCAATAACAGTTTGGAAAAACCAACCATGAAAAATCACAAATAGCCAAAATAAGACATTGAATACTCCCATTCCGACCCACACCGTGATACTTAATAAATCGTACTTCTTCATCAGCTTTCTAGCCCTTTCTTACAACAAAAAAACGACCACATTTCCGAAGAAATTGGGGTCGTAGATTTGCTTTAATTATAACATTAAAAAGGGAATCGAATAGCTACTTTGTCCCAGAAAGTTGCAAACTGGAGTAGCCATAAACATTATAGTATGGGTTCCTGATCTTT